TGAGTTCCTCACTCAAGCTTCCTACTTTATGGGTGACGATCACGGGCTCGGTAGGAAAAACTGGCATTATGCCGGTATACTTATTGACTCGTGGTTGTCATTGCTAGCTGATAGTCCCCTCTGCCCTCATCTCCCATCTGGCGGTAAGCCTCGTCGCCTATTCTCCAATTTCTACATGGAGATACAGCGACAAGGGCTTGCTCAAACCATTGGGAAGATGACCGGTTTAGCCGAGATCCTCCTTAGAAAAGGGGATATCTACGGCGAAGGCTCCACAACTGGAACCTTCATACCTGAAATGGTTAATACCCCTGTTTTTAAGGAGTATCTAACCTGGTATCGAACCGGCGATCCGGAGTGCCTTAAATTCGTCCTCAGCTTTCTCTTATTTGGTAAGAAAGCTGAGTTCGTAAATGAGGCGCTTGAGCCAGATGCCTTACGCAAATGGCTACAGATCGAAGAGCGGTTGTCCAGGCAATACTTACCTGAGCAACTTTGTGCTGAACTTGCTTTTTTAGCGAGCTTAGTACTGCCAAAGGTCCCTGTTCTGCCCTTTATGGGCAAGAATGGGCCTGGGACAGTTGCGGGTGGTGGTAGGGCAACGTCCGTGAAAATCAATCAGTTCACTTACGATGCCTGTCTCGACAGAGTCTTCTTTCGAAGCCCGTTTTCACAGACGGGTCAGATAAGATTGGCTCACGATCCTGAGGCCGTAATTCCTTCATGGTCAACATGGGTCGCAGCACGCAGCGAGACGCAGCAAAAGCGTACGCTTCCTCCATCAGAGTTGATGTTTGTTCCTAAAACCATCAACTCAATGCGGAGTATATGCCGAGAACCTGCTGTGTTAATGTACTTCCAGCAATCAGTATTATTTGAGCTGGAGGAATGCATTAGAAGCGGGGTCCTAGGTAGATTCATCGATCTTCGAGATCAGACAAAGAACCAAAAAGCTTGTTTATTCGGTTCTTATACTGGTTTCATCGATACGATTGATCTTTCTTCTGCCTCCGACTCTGTTCCTCTCGAGTTGGTCAAGCGAATTTTTCCGCGACATCTTTTAATTAAGATGCTTGCGACTCGCTCGTCCAATGTTACGTATGGCCCTAAAGGTAAAAAGCAGACTATCCGAATCCGGAAGTTTGCTCCTATGGGAAGCGCTGTGTGTTTTCCAACACAGTGCATCTTATATGCCCTGTTGTGCCTTCGGGAGTATCTCGTCCATGTGAAGGGACCCGGATGGGTTAACCAGATCGGAGGCGTCAAGGACCTAATTGACTTTCTTGATGCCAACACCTATTCGTATCCAACGAATGGGTTAGACCGACTGCAGCCAATTCGGGTTTTCGGGGACGATATTCTCTGTGATAGTAAAATAACGGAGGATATCGTGCGCTCTCTTGGGATTCTTGGATTTCAAGTAAACCAGGAGAAATCGTTCTTAGGTACGCATGCGTTCCGTGAATCTTGCGGAGTGTATGCGTGGCTGGGTAACGACATTTCGCCTTTGCGTTTTAAAGTATGCCACTTTGAAGGTGACATTACAATAAACGCCCTGGC